CAATAAGTGGTAATACATATACAGTATCAAATTACACATTAACAAATGGAAGTACAACAGAGTTATTTAACTATCAAAAAGCATATAATGTACAAGTAATAGTTAGAGATAAAATATACACTAGAACAGTTACTTATACGATAACAAGTGGGCAACCTAACTTTGCTATATTTCCAACTGCAACAGTATCAAATGAACCAATGTTAATATCTTATAATAATACTATGCAAGGATTAATGAATGCAACAGAAGTAGCAAGAAATGCCACATTTGGATATACAAAAGAAACACCTGACACCACAAAATATTTAAGATTATTTTCTTTAGAAATGCCAGCACTTTGGAAATGCTCTTCTGTTTTGTTTAATGTTTGTGGAACACAATATTCTACTCAACACTCTTTATGTGAATTATATGTATATAAAAATAATCAAAGTACAGATATTTCTGTTGTAAGTTTTAAATATTTAGCCTTTTCAGATAATTATAATTTAGGTAGTAGATTAGTAGCAATTGTGACAAATAGTAATAAAATAGAAGTTTATATAAAACCAGTAAACGCTTCAGATAGTCCAACTTGTTCTATTATTAATTTTAATAAATTAAGAAATGCAGATGTTTATGGAAAAATAACAATGGATTGTGAAACAGAAGTATCATCTTTACCAAGTGGAACACAAAAATATGCTACTGGAAACTATGATATTGTAGATAAAGCAGATTTCTTAACTGAAAGTAGTGGCTTTACAATTCAAAGATTTAACGTTGTAAGAATAGGAAAACACTATATTGGAACAATAGATGTTATTGCAAATAACGCATTTGGCAATTTTAATTCAACAGTGTTTCTTTTGAAACATAAACCTATAGTACAACAAAGTAATTTCACGTTTTGTGGTTTAGGAACAAGTGATTGGAATGTTAAAGGAATAGGATATTGTTATTTTGGCTCAGATGGTACAACAATAGTTGTTGACCATAATAATGTTGGAACTTATAAGTGTGCAGCAATCAATATTAATTATGTTGCAGTATAAAGGAGAAATAATATGTTAAATTTCATATTAGGAGGATTATTTGGAATAGTGTTAATGGCATTAATTCAAATAAATAAAGACAAATGAACGAATTGTTTAAAATTGAAAGAAAAATGATTTATGCAAAATATAATGGGCAAAAATTAAGATATTTATTTTACAAAAAGAAATACGAGAAAATGAAGAAACAACAAAGTAATTTTACAAAAATAAAAAAATAGTATATAATCTAAGTGAAATAGGAAAATACTAAGCAAAGGAGGTAACAATATATGGAGTTGACAATTGCCTTAGCAATAAGTATAATTAGTGTCGTAATTACAGTTATCAACTTTGCTTTGAATAGAAAAGACAAAGCAGTACAAAATAGCAAAGAGAACAACTTGTCTTTAATAAACTTTAGATTAGACCAACTTGATAAAAATGTACAAAAAATATTAACTAAACTAGATAATTATGACAAAGAAGTTAAAGAGCAAATAGAAGAAGCAATTAATAATCATATTGCTATATATCATAAGAGAACAAAGAAATAAAAAGGTGTGATAGAGTGAGAGAAGAGGTTGAAGAATTGAAAAAAGAATTGAATGAAGTAAAAGAACATAGTTGGGCGATGGAAGTTCTATACGATTACAAAGCAGCTAACAAAAGGTTATTTGTTGCTTTAATTGTGGTTTTATGTATGTGGTTTGCAACGATAGGAGCATTTATTTACTATATAAATACTACTGATTATGTTGAAGTCGAAGAGATTGCAGATACAGGTGAAGGTGGTAATGCTTGTGTTGGTGATAGTTGTAATAATGGAGAGATAAATTATGGCAAAGGCAATTAGAAGAACAAGAAAAAAAGTAAAAGTAGAATATGTAAAAAAATGCCGTAATTGTGGGAAATACGTTAAGAAATAATGCTACGATTTGATTTTACAAAACAAGAAGTAGAAGACATCAAGTCAAAAATATATCTTAGTGAAATGCAAGAAAGAATATTTGAGTATAGGCTAAGAGAATACTCTATTACCAAAATGGCTATGTTAGAGAGTTGTAGTGAATCAACTATAAATAGAGAAATAAAAAAGATTAAGAAAAAAATAATGAAGGTAATTTAGTTACCTTCTTTTTTTATGCAAAAAAGTGACATTTTTAAGGTAAGAAGCCGAAATTTATGGCTTCTTTTTTTGTAGTTTAATAAAGGTGGAAAGGAGGAAATACTACTTATTAGAGTTGTTTAAAACACAATTTGAAAAGTTACTGAAAGTATTTTCTCTTTTTCATTTTTATTTAGGAGTTGATAGATAATGTATGGAAATAATAACCCTTATGTAAGACCTTTTAACAATATGATAAGTCAACAAAGTATGTATGAACAAATAGACAACGAAATAAATAACTTACAACAAATGAAAGAAAGAATGAAAAACTCTCAAATGCAACAAACTCAACAACAGCCTACGAGTATAAATCAAACATTTCAACTTGCTCCACAAAACAATAGTGGAATAAAGGTTGTTAATAGTGTTGATGATGTGCAAAGAGAACTTGCAATTACTGATACACCTTTTGTTAATAACAATTACACAACATTATGGATAAAAAATGCAAAGGGAGAAATAAGAACTTTTGAATTAAAAGAAATTAAACCAAAAGATGAAAAAGACTTAATTATTGAAGATTTAAAATCTCAAATATATCAATTAAATAGTCAAATTAAGGAGATGAATACTTATGAACAACAACATAATGAAACAAGCGATGGATATGAGAGTAAACAGCTTGATGAACCAATTAAGAATGAGAAACCCTCAAATGTTTCAAATGCTAAGTCAAGTAAACCAAAATCAAGGTGATTATATGGGGTTGTTAAAACAAACAATAGGCAATTATACACCTCAACAAATGCAAAATTATTATAGTATAGCTCAGCAAATGGGTTTTCCTAAAGAAGTGTTGAGTGAAGTACAAAATCAATTAGGTATCGACACTAAAAAATAGTGTTTGATATAGAAAAATATTACGAAAGGAGAAAAAAAACTATGAATGGATCACAAGGAGTTATCCCCACATTTGATGTTTCAGGAAATGGAAATAACAATGGTTGGGGAGGTTCTATGGGCGAATGGATAATAGGTCTTGTTGCTCTAGGAATGTTAGGAAATGGAGGTTTGTTTGGAGGTTTTGGAGGTAACAACGGAATGATGTATGAATTTCCGTGGTTATTAACAGGACAACAAGGAATAAACAACAACACTAACAATGGTTTCGACACATTACATCTAAGCAACCAAATCGAAGGTGTAAGAGATGGAGTTTACGGAATATCTAATCAGTTGTGTAATAGCACAGCAGATGTAGTACAAGCCGTAAATAGTGGTTTCTCTAGTGCAGAAATAGCTGAAAATGCAAGACAAATAGCAAATATGAATCAAGCATTTAACTCACAAATTTCTACATTACAAGGTTTCAATACTTTAGGTAGTCAATTAGCACAATGCTGCTGCGATAACAGACTTGCAACTGCAAATCTAAACTCAACTATTTTAAGTGAAAATTGTGCTGATAGAGCAGCATTAGCAGATGGACTAAAAGATGTATTAATCAACCAAACTGCAAACACTCAACGTATATTGGATCAATTATGCAACGATAAGATAGACGCTAAGAATGAAAAGATACTTGACCTTCAAAGACAATTAGATATGGCTGATTTAAGAGCAAGTCAAGCAGCTCAAAACGCATTTATTTCACAAGGATTTGCTAATGAAGTAGACGCATTATACAACAGACTTGCTAACTGTCCTGTACCTAGCACACCAGTATATGGAAGAACACCTATCTTCACTTGCAACAATAATGGTTGTGGGTGTGGATACAACACAACAAGTCAATTTATTTAATAGCATAGAGTAGATTACTACAAACTCGATTACGAGAACTTGCTAAAGGGTGCCGACACAAATGTCGGTACCATAGAGAATAGGCATAGTTCTATTCTCTTTTATTTTAAATAGGTCAAAATCGACCAAATTGAAAGGAGAAAGATAAACGATGATACAAAGTACAAATGATGCAATACAAATATTAGAAACAAACACAAGTGATATTGTATTTGCCAATGATGAATTAAGAACAAGAAGTGCCACTTGTAGAGGTTGGCTAAATCATACAGAAGGTACAAGCCAATACACTATTTTAGGGAGTGGTAATTGCAATCAAGCAAATGTCTATGACATTACATTTACGGGTAATGTAAGTGGAGAAACTGCTGGTCCTGTTGAAATAGCATTAAAAGAAAATGGGTCAAGAGTAGTCGGTGCTAGTGCAAATGCAACAGTTGTTGTTGGAGAATACACTAACATAACAATTAAGAAAAGAATAAGTTTATGTCCTAAAGAAAATGTAACTTTAACAATAGGCAGTGTACCTGCTATAAGTGGTGTAATACCAGCAGTTGAAACTGTAGCACCTAGCATTAAAAATGCAAATATTATTATTGAGCCTGTTAGATTTTAAATGAGAAACAATTTAGATACAACATCTTTAATCTTGCAATTGTATAGTGTCATTTTACTGATACAGGACTACAATAACACCGATTTAATGCAAGAATTACAAAAACAAGACAAAGAATATTTAGAAACAATACTTAAAAATCAAAAAGAAATAATACAACTACTCAAAGAAAGGAGGTAGTGTATGGAAGAAGAAACTAAGGAAGTAAAAGAAGAAAAACAAGACATAATGCAAGATGTCAAAAAGAAAACAGAGGAAATAATGAAAACGTATATAGACAAAGAACTTAATACCGATGATTTAGAGATATTAGGTGGGCTTGTCGATATACACAAAGACATATCCAATGAAGAATATTGGAAAAGAAAGGAGAATATAAATATGTACGGAAATTATGGAAGAGGAAATTATGGAAATTATGGGGCAAACTATGGAAACTATAATGGAAGAGTACCAAGTAGAGGAGCTTACGGAGAAGGATACAGCGATGGTTATGGAGAATATGAAGATAGTTCTTACGGAAGAAGAGGAAGAGATTCAAGATATAGAGGAGATGACCATTTAGATAGAATGTATCAAGAATATGGAAGATATGAAGATAGTCGTTCAAGATATGGTGCTGGAAAAGAAAGCAATGAAGCATATAGGTATATGACAGAATCTTTAAAAGACTTTACTAAGTATCTTTTTGAAACTGCTGAAACACCTCAACAAAAACAAATGTTAAGAGAAGCATTGCAACAAAGTATGATGTAATATGAGTTTTTATTATTACAATGCTAACCCAATGGGTAGACATATTGAAGATTGCGTGATCCGTTGCGTGTCTGTACTAACTAATAGAAGTTGGGAAGAAGTGAATGATGAATTAAGCTATTTAGCAGCAAAAGATGGTTATATGTTTGATAATGTACCATTTGTAGAGGATTATTTAGATGATAGATATCCTAGAGAATGTCATTATTCTAAAACAATTGGAGAGTTTGCAAAAGAACATCCTTACGGAAGGTATGCTTGCACTATGGATAACCACATAACTGCTATTATAGATGGGGTTATAGTAGATACATTTGATTGTAGCGATAGAGTTATGAGATGTGCTTGGAGAATAGATTAGATAAAAACATTTGACAATACAAATAATATGTGTTAGAATTAATATGTAGTGAAAAGCTACAACTCGTAATCGTAATCATTAGAATAACTATTTGATTTTTAATTACACTTCACCTCGTAATTAAGAACAAAAAAACCCCTTTGTTTGGAGCAGCATTAGCTGTTCCTTTATTTTTTTGTCAAAATTTAAAAAATAAGATATAATTTAGTAGGGGTTGATTTATTCATTTCTCAACTCCCTTTATTCTTTTCTTTACACTGGCACTTATGTTAATCATAAGTGTCTTTTTGCTTAAATAAAACATTTGTATTATAATAAAATTAATTAAAAGGAGGAGATAAAAATGGAATTTGAAACAATAATGCAACTTGTAACAGTACTTGTGACGTTAATATTAGGGGTAATTTCAAAGAAAAGTAAGTTCATCAATAATAATCTAATACCAGTACAAAACATCTTAATTGGGGCAATTATGGCTCTTATACAATGGATTATGACTAAAGACATTTCACTAGCAATAGCATTAAGTGGTTTATGTGCAGGTGGTACTTATGACTTCATAAAGAACTTAAATCAACTTAGAAAGCCACAAGAAGTAGTAGGAGATGACCCAACAGTGTATGAGGAGGTAGACAATGGCGAAAGTAATGACTAATGAGCAATTAGTTAGTATGTGTAAAAAAATTGCTACTAACTACAAAACACTATATGTATATGGTTGTTTTGGAGCTCCTTTAAATAGTACAAATAAGAAAAGATACACAAATAACTATGCTTATAATAAAAGAGCAGATAGAAAGAAATTAATTCTAGCAGCATCTAGTGATACATTTGGGTTTGATTGTGTCAACCTTATCAAAGGTATTCTATGGGGTTGGAATGGAAACGTAAATGCAACTTATGGAGGAGCAAAGTATTGTTCTAATGGAGTACCAGATGTATCAGCAAATGGAATGATGGACTATTGCACATCTAAGTCAACAGATTTTTCCAAAATAGAAATAGGGGAAGTTGTATGGATGAATGGGCACATAGGAGTATACATTGGAGATGGTTTAGCAGTAGAATGTACTCCAATATGGAAAGATGGTGTACAAATAACTGCAGTAGGAAACATTGGAAAGAAAGCAGGATACAACACTAGAACTTGGACTTCTCACGGAAAGTTAAAGTTTATAGAGTACAAACAATCATCACCAAGTTTCTTACCACCAAGAGGTTGGTTTACAAAAGGAGATAGTGGAGAGAACGTTAAAAAGATAGATGCGTGGTTCTGCACTAAAGTACAAGGAGACTTCTTTGGTGACTATACAGAGGCTTGTGTTAAAACATTCCAAAAACAAAATGGACTAGAAGCAGACGGTAATATAGGGCGTATCACACTATCAAAAATGGAAGAACAAGGATTTAAAGAGTAGGTTTACACCTACTTTTTTTATTTTGTAAAAATATTAATTTTATGTATTGACAAACCAAACAGTTGTGTGGTAACCTTGTAGCATAAAGGAGGTAAAAAAAGAATGGGGAAAAGCAATTGGGGCTGGTCTCAAGATACAAAATGGTATCAAGCAGTAGAAAGAGAAAGACAAAAACATAAATATCCTTGTCCTAAGTGTGGTAGAAAAATGATAATAGCATTTAAGATGGAAAAAACAATATGTGACTATTGTGGAACAGTAATCTATAAAGATGAAAAAGCAAAATTCAAAGACATAATGAAAAGAAAAATAATAAAAAGTAAAGAGGAGAATTAGGAAATGAAAGATATTGATTTAGAAGATTACATAAGAAGAGTAGGTGAAAACGAAGATAGTGCGATTAAACTTTTGCGAGAAAATATATGTTTAAAAAACGAAATAGAAACACTAAAAAAGATGATAGACGAAAAAGATGATAGAATAGCATTTCTTGAAGGAAGAATACGAGAACTAGAACAAGATAGAGACGAGAATTATGTATTAAGAGAACAAGATCCATATTCAGAGTATGGAATAAGTGAAAGAGATTTTCATTAGGAGGAGAAAATGGTAGAGATTGGATTAGGAGTAATAATAGCGATATTTTTATACTGCTGCATAAGAGTAGGAAAGGACGATAAGTAGCAAGAATAGTTTAATATACCCCTAAAACTAATTTTAAAGGGGAATACACGAAGATTAAAACAAAGATAGTATAAATTATCAAGAAAGAAAGAAAACACAAAATAAGGGCATTTAAAGAGGAAATAAAATGATAAAGAAATTATATGAAATACCAGAAAATCAAAACATCAAATTATATTTTGAAGATGCAGTTGTGATATTTGGGCATTTAGATGGACTATATAGTTATTGTTGGTTAGAAGAAGATAAAAATAAATTAGTACATATAAAAGCAACTACTTTGTTTAAAAAATATAAAGATGGTTATAAATATTTAGAAAATAAAGGAGAATAAAAATGGAAAAGGTTACGATGAAAGATAGAATATTAAAGTATATAGGAGATTTTGGTAGCATAACTACAAGAGAGGCATTAGCAGATTTAGGCTGTTGTGATTTGCAACATTACATAAGAGTGTTAAGAGAGGAATACTATGTTAATGATGAATGGGTACATAGTACTAATAGATGGGGAGAAAAGGTTAAATATAAAAGATACTGGATCGAGTACAAATACGATAATGAAGGAGTGTAAAGAAAAATGGAGAAAATTAAAACAACACCTTTTTTGGAGTTTGAAAAAGAACAAATTCCAAGATTTAAAAAATACTACAAAGAAGGAACAAGTAGTTCAAGGAAAGAATTAAAAAGAGCATTATACGATAAGAAAGATTTATCAGAAAGGCAAAAAGACGAATTATGGAAGAAAATAGCAATGAATTAGCAAAGAGAAGCAAATTACTTTTGCAAAGAATAGAAAGTGTAATAAAGATACTTGACGATATAGATGAAATGATAAATACACAAGCTACTGAGCTTTCTAAAGTTGATTCGGAGTTAAGTGATTGGTATCACTTGATAGAGAATAGAGAATTAACAAAAGAAGAAGGGTACAGAATAATAGAAAGAATACACGAACTAAGAGTTATGCGAAGAAGTTTAAATAATGAACACGAGATAGAGAACACTTACCAAACACATAAATCTAAATTAGCAGGAAACGAAACAAGACAGTTTTTATGGAGTGAAATACGCAAATCTGAAAAGAAACTAGATACGGAATATAAAAACAGAGTACTAACAGAAGAAATGTTACAAGAAGTACTTGAAGGGAAACCTAAAAAGAAAAGAGGAAGACCTAAGAAAGTAGAAGAAGTAGAAGAAGAGGAAAAAATAGATGAATAACAATATTTTGACAGAAAAACAAACAAAGGTGTTAGAATCTATTAAAAATTACATAAAAGAACACGAGATAAGTCCAACGATACGAGAATTATGCGAAATAAACAACGTAAGTTCTACCCAAACAATTCACGAATACTTACAAAAATTAAAAGAAAAAGGGTATATATCTTACATAGAACATTCAGGAAGAAGCATTAAATTGTTAAAAAAAGGAGAAAAAAGTAAATGGAAGGGAAAGATATAGACAAGATATTTTTTATATTATTTATATTAGTTTGTATAATTGGAACTTTGTTAGGAATAAATACAATAATTAAAAAGGATAGAAGAATAAATGATTTAGAAAACAAAATAGAAGAATTAGAAAAACAAAGTGAAGAAGTACACGAATACATTTTAAATAGAATAGGAGGATAGTTATGGAAACTTTTGAAATATTAGATAAAAATGTAAAAGATGATGATATTGACTGGTTATATGGTGGATGTGAATTTCAAATAACAAAAGAGCAAATAGAAGCATTATTAAATAGCAATAAATTATATGGAACAATTAATGAAGAATATGCTTTTACAATTATTTTAGAAAGCAAAGGAGAATAAGTATGAATATAGAAGAAATAGAAAAAATAGATAAAGCATTAAAATATGCTAATGAATATAAAGAATATTTAGAAGATAATCATAAAGCAATATATAAAGATTGTGGCTATGAATATGAAAGTATAATACCAAGTGATTATGAAACAAGAAAAACTATCAAAGAATTAGAATATCTTAAAGAAGTATTAACGAAACTTGATGAAGAAAATATAAATTTAAAAGATAAATATTTTATTACTGACAATATCTATTTAAGTATATTTATATGGGGTAGAAAATTATCATTTTATTTTTATATAGAAGATGATAGTTGGTTGTATGAAAATTATATTGATAGTCATAGTGGTTTAAATGAGTGGATAGATGATTATATAAATGAATTATATGAATTATATAGTGGAAATAGTAGATATTGTCACGCTTTTGGAACCTGTAGTTTAAAAGATTATAGAAGAATTATTGAAAATGAAAATAAAGATGAGTATTCAAGTGAAAAAAGATATAGTGTTGAACAAGTAGTAAAAAATATAAAAAAATTAATAGAATATTTTACTGATGAAAAAAATGAAACAAGAAATGCAATTATAGAAGATATAAATGCAAGATTTGATAAATTACATACCTTATTAGAAAGCAAAGGTGAGTAATAATGGCAAGGATAAAAACAAATATGGCAGATTTATTACAAATGATTGCTGATAAAAAGCCACCAAAAACAATAATGTATGAAAATAGAGTATGGAAACTATTTGAAGATAATGATTATTACAATAAAGAATTAGGCATATATTTATTTGATTGGTTTGATGATGTGCATACTTTGATAGATAGTTTAAATAAAGAAGTTTTGATTAAGGTAGATGAGTAATAATGAATGAAATTACTATTTATGCAAAAATAGAAGAAACAGTTAAAAGAATAAGAAATAAAGACAATATGCAAGAAGTTATAAATGATATAAACGAAATATGTAAAAACATTTATGAATTACCTTTATATCACGATTATATAGAAATGATGGCATTATTTAACAAAACATATAATACTTGTCTAGTTGCAAGTGAAAATGAGAAAATATAGAATAAACACAATTAATATTTTGTGTTATAATCACATTAGAAATAGGCATCTTTTTATTTAGAATACTCGGAATTATTATATGGCTGATTCTAGAAAGGAGAAATAATAAGGGAAAATGAATGGTTTCACTTTAGCAACAGAGCCATTTGAGAGATGGCTACAGGGGTGTGGTTGTAAAGAGTTGCAAGAATATTATTATGCAAGTAGTGGAACGAAAAGAAAAATTTTAGATAGACTTTATCACGAATACAAAAGACTAAACTTATCGAACACAAGAATAATATTTCTTTTCAGTATTATGGAACAAATACCTTTTTCAGAAGAAGTAGATGTAAAAAAAATACTTGAAAAGAGAAAAAGCGATATAGATCCTATCGACGATGAATTGCTTGATATTACAATATTGGGCTAGAGACTAGGTGTAAACCTAGTTTTTTTTATTTAAAAAGTTATTGACTTATTCCCACATAAGTGGTATATTTGAATTACATTAGAAGGAGGTAAAAGAATGAAAGAAGAAAAACCTATATTGATTTATCAAAAAACTGCTGACATAGAAAAAAATAGAGTTATTATTCCTAAAGCGTTTATTAATAAACACAATAGATACTTTTCTATGGAAGTATATGAAGATAAGATAGTTTTAAAACCAATCAAAAAAGGAGAATAAGATGGAAGAAAGACAATTTAAAGGAATTTGGATACCAAAAGAAATATGGCTAACAAGTGAACTATCTTTACAAGAAAAAGTAATTCTTGTTGAAATTGAAAGTTTGGAAGATGAGGAAAGAGGCTGTTTTGCTAGTAACAATTATTTTGCTAAATTCTTTAATTTAACACCATCAAGAGTATCTCAAATTATAAACTTGCTAGTTGAAAAAAATTATTTGGAAGTAGACTATGTTAAGAAAGGAAAGCAAATAGTAAATCGTATTATACGAATAAAAAGACCACCCTATCCAGAGGTATTTAATTTATTAAATAGGGGTATTAAATATCCTAAAGTGGGGTATTTAGAAAATTGTGAAGAGAATAATATATCTTCTAATAATATATTAAAAGAAAATAATATATCTAAAGATATATTAAAAGAAATAGTTGATTATTTGAACTTGAAAACACATAAATCTTACAAATGGGATAGTAAAGATACACAAAAACATATAAACGCTAGATTGAATGATGGCTTTACGATAGATGACTTTAAAAAAGTTATTGATAATAAGTCTAGCAAATGGCTAGATAGTGATATGGAACAATATCTTAGACCATCAACTTTGTTTGGAAGTAAGTTTGAAAGCTATCTTAATGAAAAAACAAATAATCAGTCTAAGAAAGAAACAGAAGAAGAATGGTTTGAAAGAATGGAAAGAGAAGCAAAGGAGATGGAAAAGAATGGATACAAAAGAAGTTAGAGAATTGTTTGAAAGAATTAAAAGTTTCTACAATATGTTTGTTTATGATGATAAAAAGATACTTGAATGGCATAAATTCTTAAAAGATTACGATTGCGAAGAAGTAAATAAAGAACTAGACAAATATATTAACAATGGTTACGATAACCCACCACTTGTATATCACTTAAATAGGAATCTTTCTAAAATAGAAACACAAGAAGAAAGTAGTTGGATCACTGAGTGTGAATATTGCAAACAAAGATTTACGATATACAACAATGATATGAGAGAATACGAGAAACATCATAGAAAATGTCAAAAAATAGACTTTATAGATAGAATGAGTATGAGATATAGAGGTATTCACGTTGCAAGCGTTAAATACTATGAAATGAATGATGAAGAACTTGAAAGTGCTTATCGCAAAATTATGAACTTTTATCTACAAAACAGAGATAAGGAACAAAAACTAATAAAAGGCTTTCCAAACGAATAAATAGAAGGTGATAGTGTGTTAATAGATGAAATTATAGAAAAACTAACAGAACTTTTAATTCAAGAAGATGAAAGAGAAAAAGAACTAGGCAAGACAATTTATGTTAAGAAAACCGATTGTTATCGAGACCTAATAAAGTTTTTTAAATTGTTTAAATAGTATTGACATATTGTAAATACAATTATATAATATATTTAGTTATGTAAAGAGAGGTGAAATTGTGGAACTAAAAACAAACTTAACAGAAGAAGATTATCAAGATTTACTTTTTTGTAATTTTAAATCTAAAAAGTTAGATAAACTTGAATCTATAAGTGCTATTGAAAGAATTAAAAACACAAAGAAAACAAAATTATTTAAAACAACAATTAATGGCAAAGAGTATGATGGTGTTATAGAAAGCAACCCTATTGTACTAGATTGTTATATGGGTGAAAAAAAGGAATGGAAACGAGAAGTTTCTGCAATATTTAGAATAAAGATTAGATTGAATATAAAAGACATTAAAAACTTATGGAAATTAGAAACAGATTTATATGTCGATGATAGAAGATATTATACAGTGCAAGAAGTATCTGTTTATAAAAATTTCATTAATTTTGAAATGATTTCTTTTAAAACTTTCCTAAGTGATAAGTATATTGAAATATAAAGGAGGAAGAAAATGCTAGAAATAAACAAAGAAATAAGATATGACTTAGAAAGTCGAATAGTGAAAAATTCAAATAAAAAATTATTGATATTTCCAAATAGACAAATAATGGAATGGACAAAAAGATGGTTTCAAGGTAGTAAAGACATAATATATTTGACAGAAAATGAATTATATAATCACGGGTTAGTAGGACTACATTATGGAAGTTATGAATTTGCTGATGAAGTAACTTTAATGAGAATAAAAAAAGGAATAGAAATAGCAAAAAGTTTAGAAAAGGAAGTTGATGAAAATGAATAACGAATTAATCGTATTGGAACAATTACCAATAATAAAACAAAAACTAGAAGAAGTATCTACACAAATAAAAGAGAAAGTAGATAATGCAACAAGTTTAGTTGTAAATGAAGATACAGTTAAGGAAGTAAAAAAAGTAAGAGCAGAACTAAACAAAGAGTTTAGTGAACTTGAAACACAGAGAAAGCAAGTAAAACAAGCTATTATGTCAAAATATGACGAGTTTGAAGAGATTTATAAAGAGAAAGTATCAAATCTTTATAAAGATGCTGATTCAACATTAAAAGAGAAAATAGATAGTGTTGAAAATGAACTTAAACTTGAAAAAGAAAAAAAATTAAGAGAGTTCTTTCAAGAATATCAAACTAGCAATCATTTAGAGGGCATTGTAGACTTTGAAAATGTAGGTTTAAATATTACTATTAGTGCAAGCGAAAAGTCTCTTAAAGAGCAAATAAAGGCATTTTGTGAGAAAGTATCCAATGACATTAAAGCGATCCAAACTGATGATAATAGTGAAGAAGTGTTACTAGAATATAAAAACAATGGTTTTGACTATGCTAAGGCTAAAACAACTCTTGCAGAAAGAAAGAAACAGTTAGAAGAGTTTAAACAACATATTGCTAAAAATGGAGAAGAGATTAAACAAGAAGAAATAATCGTACATAACATAGAAACTATGGTGTCTGCTCCTAAAGAAGTTGTTGAGGAACAAAAAGATTGGTATGAGTTTAGTGCATTAATGACTGAATCACAAGCCAAAGATTTAAAACAATGGTTTAAAGATAGAAACATTGAGATGAGGTAAATAATGACAGAAGAAAGATTAAAAGAGATAAAAGATAGTATAGATTTTCAATTAGACATAGCAAAAATAAATAAATTAGATGGTGTTATAAATTGTTTAATTGAAGAACAAGAACTATATGATGAAGTAATAAGACTACAACAAGAAAACCAAAGTTTAAAGAAAGAACTAAATAAGCACATAAAAGAGGGAATAGAGAAAGATATTAGAATAAATAATGCACTAGAATACATAAATGATGGAAGTGTATTTGATGGTTCTGGTATGTGTGCTAATGATTTAAGACTTTTACTAAGTGGTATTATTGCTAGGAGTGGTAAAAAATGAATGATGAAATAAAAGAAATATTAATTAAGGATTTCAATGAAATATTAGTGCCTGAATTTACTACTGATTGGAAAGAAAAAAGATTTTATATTCAATTATTAATAGAAACAATGCCATTAATTAATTTATTAGATTACATAACTGATTTACAACAAATAAACAAAAATTTAACTTCTTCATTAAATAAGAAAGTTGAAGAAGGAATTGAATTACAAATAGAAAATGAAAGACTAAAAGAAAATAAATTAAGACCTGATGAATTAGTATATTTATTAAATCAAGAATTAGTTAGACAAAATAAAGATTACAAATCAAGAAATGATAAAGCAATAGAACTTATAAAAATGTATGATGGCAAACCTGTATTAAGAGATTATTATGATAGAGATTTATTAAACATATTACAAGGTAGTGATAAAGAGTGAAAGTAAATTTAGGTTGTGATGGGTGTATAAGAAGAAAAACAATGTTTTTCCCACCATCAATAGAATGTTTGGCTTTAGATGATAAACCATATTATTTTGATAAAAATGCTGCATTAAAAGAAATAGAAAGATTAAATAATATCATAGAAAAAACTGAAAGTATGTTGAAAAGATTAATGGAAGAACAAGAATATTGTTACAAGAAATACCCTGAAAATTGGGAAGAAAGAATAGGAGTAAGTAATACTTGGCTAACTTCAAGAGATTGTTATTGGTCGGCTTTAAATTATTTAATAAAACTTAAAGGGAATGATAAAGAGTGAATGAATTAGTAGGTAAATATCTTAATGGTTTTCGAATAGCGAAAATAGAAAAAGACCCTTTTATAGAAAATCAGATAAATTTATGGACTGATGAAACGGAAGTAGATTTCTTAGGTAACAGGAAAGTAGTTAAATTTTATATTAGAGATTATCCTAGTGGTGCTTCTATATATCAAGAACAAGTTGATAAAGAAATAGCAAGATTAAATAATGTCATAAATGAATTAGAAAACTATTTGATAGAAAGAATTGAATACAATGATGGCAGTGAATTACAAGATTATTTAGTAAATACATATTCAATAATATATTCAGTTTTGCAAGAACTAAAAGGAGATAGTAGTAATGAGTGAAGAATTAAAAGAATTTGATATAAATTTAGAAGATATAGAAGAAAGTAATAAACTATTTGATAACATACAAGAAGCAATAAATAAAATGAAGCAATACACATTAACAGATAGATTTGAAGTAGTATTAAATAACAATTTAATTGAGAGCAAAGAAAAACTAACAAATTATAGAACAATATTAGGTTGCAGAATATCTTATGATAATTTAGATAAAAATATTTCATTTATTGTAAGAGAAGATGATAAGCCGACTTATGAACAGATTGAAAGCCAATTACAACAAAAAGAAAACATCATAAAAGAAGTTGTTGAAATAATTGAAGAACATATTGAAAATGTTAAATATTTAGGGAATATTTATAGTGATGAACAAATACTTAAAATGGTAGTAGAAAAGTTAGGAGGTAATATTAATGAACGAATTTGAAGAATTAATAAAGAATTATAATATTAAAAATAAAGAAGATTATGACTTTTTAGAGAAAGTTAAAAATATTATAGAAAGAAAAGAAAACATCATAAAAGAAGTAAGAGAAATATTGAATAACAAAAGAACAATAATGACAACACAACTTTTAAATTGTGGCTATTGTAATTATGAAGAATTGTTATATCAAGTTGATGAAGAAATAAGAAAGATATTAGATAAAGTAGGAGATAGTAATGAGTGAATATAATAAAAACTTTTATTCGTTAGAAGAAGTTGAAAGATGTTTAGAAGCAAGTAAAGAGTTTCAAGATGGAGAAGAAATATATTATTTTATAGGTGCTTTAAGATATGTTTATAATGAAAATAAGCAACTAAAATCTCAATTACAACAAAAAGACAACATCATTAAAGAAGTAAAAGAGTATTTATACAAACATAGTCAATATAATGATGGAGATGGTATTCATTATATAAAAGAAGATGAATATTGCGTTGATTATTTATTAGATATAATAGATAAGGAGAATAAATAATGAAAGTAGGAGATTATGTAAGAACTAGAGATGATGGAATACAAAAAATTACATTTATTGATGAATTTACATTAGATAGTGATGAGGTTTTTTTTGGAACTGACAAAACTAGAGATTATGCAGATATAAGTACAACTGATATTATAGGAAAACCAAGCCCAAACATAATAGACTTAATAGAAGTTGGAGATTATGTTAATGGCGAGAAAGTAATTAGCTTATTTAATCCGATGTTTTTATCAATGGGAGAATTACCTTATGTGATTACTGATAAAAGTAAATATGAACCACAAGAAATTGAATCAATAGTAACAAAAGAACAATTTGAAAGTATGGAATATAAATTAGAGGAGAATAAATAATGCCTAAATTAATTAAAAATTGGAAAGAATTATCTCAAGTTCCACCTAATAACA